CCTTCTCCCGCGGAATGGTGCCCCGAATAGGTATATCGCGACGCGATATAGTCCGATCGTGCTCGATCGTGGCCGATGACGCGGGAAGGGCCCAGGACCAGGGCCGTCGTCACCGCCGGCGCGGCGAACCCTCCCCCGAGACGTCGACGTTGCTGGCTGATTACCAGGCGGCGATGCGGGACGAGCTGCGGGCTTGCCTGGCTGACCTCCGCGGCAAGGTGCCGGATCGCGGCCTACTCGACGCCGAGCTCCCCGACCCGCCGGCGCCCGAGCGGCCCAACCTGACCGACCGCGCCCGGCTCTGGGATCTCGCGATCAAGATCGGGCGGGAGCTCGGGACCGCGGTCGACCCCTCCCCCGACGTCGGAACGCCCGAGCTCGGGATCCCGCCGCGACCGCGCCGGCGCGGGAAGGTCGACTTCGGGTGAGCTGGCGCCTGATCTCCGCGGCCCTGCTCGTCGGCGCGGTCGCCTGGTACCTCGCGTTTCTCGTGCTCGGAACGCTGGCGGCCATCGTCGACGCGCTGCCGTGACCCGGGCGCTGCCGGCGCCCCGCTGGCAGACTCCCCTACCCCCGTCGGTCGTCGGATCGTGGGGCCCGGAGGTCGCCTATTGGGCCGGCCGCGAGCTCGGGCTGAAGCTCGACCGCTGGCAGCGGCGGGCGCTGAATCGGGCGCTCGCGGTCGACCGCCACGATCGGCTCGTGCACCAGCACTACCTCATCAGCACGGGCCGACAGAACGGCAAGACCGCCATTGTTCGGTCGCTGATCGGCTGGTCGCTGACCGCCGGCGAGACGCCACCCTGGTCGCGGATCCTCGGCCTCGCCCACGATCGCGGCCAGGCGCGGATCCCCTACGAGGCCGTCCTGGACGACCTTGCCCCGATCAAGCGGCGATACCCGCGCGGCGGGCTCGCCCTGACCCGCTATCTCGGGATCCGCTCGGACCTGTACGGCCGACACCGCGAGTACCACACGGGCAGCAAGGAATCGCGCAACGCGATCCGCGGCTCGTCGAACGACCTGGGCGTCTTCGACGAGGTCCGGACCCAGGTCAACTACGAGACGTGGAACGCCCTGGAGCCGACGACGACGGCCCGGCCGGATCCCCTGATCGTGGGGCTGTCGACCGCCGGCGACGATCGCAGCGAGCTCCTGCGGGACTGGTGGGAGCGCGGTCGCCGGATCATCGACGGCGCCGAGCCGTTCGCCGGGTTCGGCATGACCTGGTACGCGGCCGACGACGACGACGAGCCCGACGACCCCCGCGCCTGGCGCAAGGCGAATCCCGCGCTCGCGGAGGGCCGGCTGCGCGAGTCGGCGATCCGATCGAGCCTGCTGACGCTCACGGCGGCCGGCTTCCGGCAAGAGCGGCTGAACCTGTGGGCCGAGGGCGGTGACGAGTGGTTGCCGCCGGGGACCTGGCGCGACACGGTCGCGGACCAGCCGAAGTCAGGGATCCGGATCGTGCTCGGCGTCGAGACGGTGCCGACCTGGCGGCGGCTGACGATCACGGTCGCGATCGTGACCGACTCGGGCGCCTGGGTCGGCGTGGCCGACGAGCTCGACAGCTCGACGACGCCGCGGAGCTCGGTCGCGCCGAAAGACCTGGTCCGGATCCTCGACCGCGTCGTCGGCCGCTGGAAGGTGGGCGAGGTCGCGTTCAGCGCGTCGGCCGCGGCGGCGCCCCACGTCACCGCCTGGGCCGAGCGCCGGAAGGTCACCGCGGTCGCCCTCAACGCCCGCCAGATTCGCGCCGCCTCGGCCCTCTTCCGGTCCGAGCTCGTCGGCCGGCGCCTGGCGCACGGCCCGGATCCGCTGCTCGCCCAACAGGCCCGCGTCGCCCGGCCGTCGGGCCCGATCGGGACCGCTGACTGGTACTTCAGCATCCGCGACAGCCTCGGCGAGATCGACGCGCTGCGAGCTGCGGCGTGGGCCGCCTGGGCGGCGATCGCCCCCGAAGAACGGAAGGTCAAACCCCAGGTCTTCGTGTGAACACCTGAGCGGTTTACGTTGCATTCACGTTGAATCGCAGCTACCCTGCGGTTTCGTGAGCTGGGTTGAACGCCTGTTCGGTCGCGCCGGTCCGCCGGCGGCGGTCGGCGTTCCGACCCGCGTCGGCGTCCAGTCGGTTCCCTACGTCGACGTCCGCTCGGTCATGGGCGTCTCGGCCGTCTGGCGCTGCGTCACCCTGATCGCCGACACCGTCGCCGACATGCCCTGGACCGAGTGGCGCGGCGACGAGCTCCTGACGAGCTCGCGCCTGGTCCGCCGGCCCTACGCCCTGATGACCCGCCGCGAGTGGACCTGGCGGGTCGCCGCGACCGAGGCCCTGTTCAACTCGGTGCACTTGCTCCACGTCGGCGGGACCGACGGCGAGGGCTCGCCCTGGTCGCTCCTGCCGTTGCCGCCGGCGGTCATCCAGCCCGGGCTCCAGGATCCCTGGGGCCTGATGCCCCCGACCGAGTATTGGGTGGCCGGCCAGCGCGTCGACGCGCAGTACGTGACGGTCATCCGGCGGGCGCCGCTGCCGGGGGTCAGCGACCAGCTCGCCGGCGCCCTGGAGATCGCCCGCCGGCAATTCACCGCCTACGTCGCGGCCGATGTCCACATGGCCCGGTACTGGTCGAACGGCGGCCCGGCCGAGACGATCGTCTCAACCGACCAGGAGCTCGACGACCCCGAGGCCGACTGGATCGCCCAGCGGTTCGTCGACCGTCGGGCGAAGGGCGCCGACTGGCCGATCGTCGTCGGCAAGGGCGCCGACGCCAAACCGTGGGGCGCCGACCCGACGACCGAGAGCGCCGTCGAGGCCCGCGACCAGATGAATGCCGACGTCGCCCGCCACTTCGGCGTGCCGACCCGGATCGTCAACGCGCCGGCCGGCGACAGCGAGACGTACAGCAACGTCGAGAACGACGCGATCGACCTCTATCGCTACACCCTCCGGGGCTACATGGGCCCGATCGAGGACGCGATCAGCGAGCTCCTGCCGGGCGACTACCTGGCCGGCCGCCGGATGGTGCTCGATCCGGCCCGCTTCCTCCAGGGCGATCTCCCGACCCGGACGACCGCCTGGTCGACGCTCGTGACGACCGGGATCGTCGACGTCGACGAGGCCCGGATCCGCGGCTTCGGTCTGCCGCCGCGCTCGGCGACGCCGGCGCCGGCGGTCGCGGGCGACCAGGCCGACACCACCAGCACGCCGGTGATAACCGCAGTCATCAGCTAGGAGGTTCGATCATGGCGGACGACGAGAAGAAGGCCGCGGCGACCCGCGACGAGCGGACCGAGAAGGCCCGCGATGCCGAGCTGAAGCGTCAGGAGAACGTCGAGAAGGCCGTCGGCAAGGCCGGCGCCGACGAGCTCCCCGACCTCGGCGGGCCGCTGATGCAACCGGGCCTCGGTCGCTAGGCCCGTGCCCGAGCTGCGGCGCGACTGGCCGGGCGAGCTCGTCGTCCGGGCGGGCGACGCCGGCGCCGATCGCGTCATCGAGGGGATCGTCGTCCCGTTCGGCCGCGTCGCCAGCGTGCGCGACACGCCGGGCGGGCCGGTCTATCGGGAGGTCATCGCCCAGGGCGCGACCGACGGCCTCGTCCCGACCGACGTGCTCCTGGAGTCGGGCGCCCGGGCGACTCCCGGCCGGCTGCACGAGGGCTTCCCGCTGGTCGGCCGGGGCGTCGCCGGCGAGGCCATCCCCGCCGGCCACCGGCTCGCGTTCCGCGTGTCGCGGACGGCCGCCGGCGACGAGCTCCACGAGCTCGCCCGGGACGGCGTGCTCACCCAGATGTCGGTCGTCATGGAGCCGATCGAATCGCGGACCCGTTCCGACGGCGTCGTCGAGCGGACCCGGATCAACGTCCGCCGGGTGGCGGTCCTAGAGCGGGGCGCCTATGGCGCCGACGCGCCAGTCACGGCCGTGCGAGCGGCACAGGAGGGCAACATGCCTGCGAACGACCAGGCCGCCGCGCCGGCCCAGACCGAGGACACGACCGACGACACGACCGACCAGGCGGCGACCCCGTCGACGCCGGCGCCCGCGGGCGGCGACCGGCCGAACCGGACCCGGGTCACCGTCGACGTAGAGCGGGCCCAGGCCGAGCGGGCGGCCGAGGCCCAGCGGGCGACCGCCGAGCGGGGCACCGTCGACGAGTTCACCCGATCGGCCCCGCGGGCCGGCATCGGCGCGATCGTCACCCGGGCCCAGGCCGTGTACGGCCCGACGTCCGAGCACCAGTTCCTCCGCGACGGGTTCCTCGCCGCGCGGGGCGACGGGGCGGCCTACGAGCGCCAGGCCCGGCACCAGGCGCATATGGCCGACGTCGCGCTCGCCCTGGAGCGGGCGACGTCCTGGGACGGCATCCAGCTCGCACGCGCCGGCGAGGTCCTGAGCTCCGAGATCCCGGGCGCCTATCCCAACGAGTACCTTCCGGGGCTGCTCACCCCCCGGATCCTGAAGGGCCGGCCGATGGGCGCGTTCTACGATCGGTTCCCGATCAGCGACGCCCGGCCGCGGATCTTCCCGAAGGTGACGACGTCGTCGACGGTCGCCGTCCAGTCGGCCGAGGGCGCGGCCCTCAGCGCGACCGACTTCGCGACGACGGCCGTGACGGCGACCCCGCTGATGTACGGCGCTTTCACCGACGTGAGCCGACAGGCGATCGACGGCGGGGATCCGGCGGCCCAGCAGATGATCCTCCAGGACCTCATCGAGGCCTACAGCCAGGCGTCCGAGACGGTCATCAAGACCGCCGTGGAGGCCGGCTCGACGGCGTCGGGCGTGGCGATCACCGCGGCGACGCCCTACGCCGGCGCGATCGCCAACGTCGTGAACTTCTACGGCGTCCGGTTCAGCCCGGCCCAGGCGGCATTCATCCCGCCGGCGGCGTTCAGCACGCTGCTCGCCCAGGCCGACACGACGGGCCGGCCGCTCGTGCCCCAGCTCGGCGTCGTCAACAGCGACGGCACCGTCAACGTCGGGTCACAGATCACGGCGCCGCTGCTCAGCGCCCAGGGCACGCTCTCGTGGGCCTCGACGGTCAACGTCTGGGTCTTCGGCGTCCCGTCCGACTTCGTCATCTATGAGAGCTCGATCGCGCAGTTCAGCTACGACCAGCCGGTCGGGCCCCAGGCCGTCCGGATCGGAATCTGGGCGTACCTGGTCGTCGGGACGCGGCTCGGGTCGCTGAAGGTCACCGCGGCGTAAGCCGCCTGAGCGGGCCCGGGGAGGGCCGGCCGATCCGGTGGTTCGCCGGCCG